CTTTCTTGCTCTTTGCTTTGTATCGATCGTTATGCTTGTCGACCATACCTTGCAGAGCGCGCGCGATGCTCTCAGAGATCTCGATGCCACCTCGCTTGCCCGATGCTGAGCCCTCGGGATTCGTCTTAGATCCCTTAATTTGATCACTCTTTGGCGCAGGCGTTTGAGCTTGGGTCTTAGCCACGACGCCTCCTGATCGCTGCCTCTGCAAGTGATGCGACGTTACCTGCGCTTGCGGTTCTCTCGAGCGCTGATCGTTGTGCCTCCTCGGGCAGGTCGCCAGCTCCGAGACGCTCCCTTATGGCGCGCTCGAGCTCGTCGTCTGGTGTAAGCAGACCTGATGTCACAAGCTGAGGAAGCATCGCGAGTGAATCTGCTAGATCGTCGGTATCGAGTCCGGTGTGCACGAGGCGAGGCAGTTTGCTTGGGTCGACTGTGCCGTAATTCCATCGGATCAACCTCCCGATCGTGCCTGCGCCTCTTCGGTCGACCCCAGAGACAGCAGACGCGACGATGTCACAGAGGTTGATCGCAGCTCGTCGGAATACTGACAGATGCACCTCGCCAACTGAGCGAGAGCCGGTGTCGGTGATGCCGAGATTTGCAAACTGCGCAAGGAAGGCTTGCGAGATTTGGTTGTCGCACTCTTTGATAATGTCAAGCGGGCCTTGCGCGTATAGGTTAGGTGCGCTCGCGTACTGATCAAAGCTCACGACCGGGTTATCGATCAGATAAGCTTGCTCAGCACTGAGGAAAGCCTGCGCCTGTGCCTCTGCCTCATCGATCATCGCGTTAATATCTGCGTCGGTTAAGCCGTGCATCTCAGCAACAGATCGATCGACCTTAACGCGAGGAGTCGGCACTGCCCAACGATCGACACCGACGCACATGAGGTTTGAGACTTTCTGCTTAGTACGCCACCACCACCAGACCGGCCTCAACATGCCTGAGCCCTCGAAATTGGAGCCGGTGCGATTCAACGTGAGCAAGAGAAGCTTGTTAGCTGGGATCGGCTCCGGTGTCTTGCCTACACCCACGACCTGCTGTTGGACTCCATCGAGCTGCTGATTATCACGAGACAACCAGCGCAGATGCGCGCTCGGCTCTCGATCAGCATAGAGGTCGAGCCAGACTCTTGTTTTACCGTTGAAGTCAGGGCCGACTCGATAAACCTCCTCGGCATACCGATAACCCAAAGGCACAAACTCGAGCAGATAAGAGAGTTGCTCTTCCCAAGACTGCGACATCTGCCCTGCATAGCCATCGAACCCAAAGCACTCATTACCAAAGCGCGCGAGCTCGTTGCATACTGGGTCGAGATCGTCTGCCGATTCAAAGCGCCAGGTCGCAGAGAGCAGGGTCTGCCTGAGCATGTGCCAAGATCGACGCACGACCGGATCAGTGCGCAGCATATCCTCAGCCTCACGCACCCAGTTGAGCCCAGTTAACTGTGCGTTGCGCTCATAGCCTGAGATCATCCCACCAGACAGCATCGTGCCTGAGATGCCTCGCGTACTAAAGCGAGGGTGAAGCGCTCGCATATGGCGAGGCGTCTCCTCTGAATCGGCTTTGTAGTCTAGCTTGCGCATGAGCCCTCGAGGGTATCAATAGATGATCGTTAGGCTTATACATGCGTCGGTTTTAGTGTTGGCTTAATCGGGCGCTTTGTCAAGCCCTGTGTGAGGCCACCTGCCTCGAGCCTTTAGCGCCTCAAAGTCAGTCGGGCGCTCGTCTGTGCAGATCACTCTTGATAATCGCCATCGATGAGGCTTGCCGAGCTCCTGCCAAGCTCCACAGCGATCGCACCACTTGAAATCAATCGTCGTATTTTGCGAGCTCATGAGTGAGATACCAGAGCGCTTTCTGCAGATCCTCTCGCGCGTTGCCCTTATGACCTGAGCGAGCGACGTACTTGACGACGTTACCAAGCGCGAAACTCAAGCCCCACGCCTCGATCGCGTCGATCACTTCAACGCCTGATTCAGCATGATAGTGCTGAGGATGATCGACGGCAGAGCTTGGCTCGTCTGCTGTGAGGTCGATGCGTTGCAGATCCTCTTCTGACAGGTAAGGGTAACTAGTCACGATCAATCTGCTTTCTAAGAGCCTCAATCTGGCCCTCGAGTTTGAGGAGCTCATCATGATAGTCATCAAGCCTCTCGATGATCTCATCTTGCTCTTGCTTTTCTAACTCAAAGCGCTTGTTGACCCAAGTATAAAGCATGTACATGATACCGACCGTTACGACTGCGACGAGGTTCTCAGGATCGAGCACCTTATCGAGGAGCCCAGGTGTCAGTGTTGGATCTGCCATTTAAAATCCCCTTCGGTCGGTGACAATGCCTGCGCGCTTGGTGCGATTCGGCTTGAGTCTTGGTGTGTATGAGCTGCGCGATACCTCGTCGGCCCAATAGTTAAAGATGCAATCATATCTCAGCGCGTCAAGCGGGTCTTCGCGACCGTCTTTCTTTGGTTGCTCTTTTGTATCCCAAGCATACGACATGAGCGCCTTACGCAAGCTGTTACCTGTAGCGCGCTCGCCCTTTGTCCATACCTCGCGAGTGATCAGGTAACGACTGCGAGCAAAGGCGCGCTTGAGTTTCTGCACACCGTTAAGCACATCTGTGCGCACTGGGTCGGTCGTATGCCTCAACGGCATACCGATGCCACCTGCCTCGATCGGCTTGGCAACCTCACGAAACGCGCTGCGCCCTGTCTGATCGTTGCGCGCCTTGCCTGCCTTGTCTGCGCATCCTGCATCGAGCCAGATACGAGGGCCGGGTGCTTGATCTTTGAGCGCACGAGGCCAAGCGATACGCAGGATCATCTCAGCGAGCTGCCTGATCGTGACCTCTTGCGGGTTGATCTCGTGCACTACCACCGACGCCTCGCGCGCCTCGTCATAAACCAAGATTAAGACGCTCGGCTTTCTGAATCCCCAGTCGATCGCGATGCGCCCTGTCATCTCAGGCGAGTATGTAAAGTCGTCGATCACATGAGACTCGATGCTGAACTCTTGATACACGAGTCCGCTTGGTGGCTTTGGTCGATTCATGACCATAGCCTCTCGCTCGTCCTCTGGCAGGAGCTCGGTCGCTTCAAACCAAGCCTCTGATAGGTTGGCCTCGTTTACATACGAGGTAAAGAGCAGAGGAGGGTTGCCGGCATCCTCTGCCATCTGACACCACCAAGCATCTGCAACCGGCAGACCAACGAGGATCAGCGTCGGGCTCGGCCCTGATCGCAGACGACCTAGCGCTTTATGCGCGACCTCAGCGCTGAGAGTTTGGCACTCGTCAATAAGCGCAACGCCTGAAGTCACGTTGATACCCTCAAGCGGGTTGTGCGAGGCGTCGCGCGTGCCCGGTCGAAAGTAAGAACGACAGAGCACAGCGCTGCCGGTGTAAGTGTCAGTCCATTGTCTAAGCGTGTGATTATAGACCCAGCCTCGAGGCTGTAACCACTTCTCGATTTCAGGCATCAACACCGAGTTGTATCTGCTGTTCGTGTCGGTGATTAAGAGCGAGGTTGTGCCCGGTCGAGTCTTAGCGATAAACCATAGCGCGAACACGAGGGAACTCGTCTTGCCTGATCCCCATCCACAGCGCGCAGCGATCACGCGATCAGAGCGCCTTATGCCTCCGATCACCTCAAGCTGTAGATCGTTTAAGATCAGATCACTCATGATCAGCCGTTAGGAGGTAAGCGATCAACGCTTGCTCATCGACCTTTAAATTATGCTTAGTCGTGTTGGGCTTATAGCCTTTAACGATGCCTCGCTCGATATAGTCGAGGGTATAGTGCTTGAGGCTGTACTCTGAGCAGGTGTCAGTCGCGAATTGTCGCAGGTAAGTGCGAAGGGCCATCGGCTTATCGGGCCATTTGTAGAGCGCGAGCAAGGTCTGCTTGCGCTTGCGTGGTATATGACTGCGCGCGATGAGCTCCTCTATGTCTTGTGGCTCGTCGACTTTGGGTGATGGCTTCTTATGCGATGCGAGCTCAAAGAACTGCGCGACCTCGGTTGAGGAGCACATCGCGCGATCGAGCTCTGCCAACGAGTGAAAGTAGGCGCGACTCATCGGCCCATCTCTGCCGACTGATCGGCCCCAGATCATCACGACACTAAAGGGTGTCTCATAATGTATCGCAGCGCTTTGGAAGGGTGCTCGATATAGACCGAGCGCGACGCACCACAGCGCCTCGCTTTGACTCGCGAGCTTTTGCAGGTTGTGCAGTTGACTGCCCATATGGTCGAGCACGCTGTCAAGCATCTCGCCTGGTGATCGAAAGTCGTCGATCTTAATGGCTCTTGTCTTGACCTCGAGCGCGACCTCGGCTGGGCCGTTTCGTCGCTGTAGCACGAGGTCGCAATACTCGCCCGGATCAGGCCAAGCAGGGCGACCCACCTCAAGAGGGCGCTTTGTCTGTCGGTAGTTTGCCCAGTCTGCCGACTCGATCACTGAGGTGAGGAGCGCAGCGAAACGGTTATGGATACGCACAGCACCTGCTCGCATCTGCTCAGGTGTCCAATTAGCAGAGAGTGAAGGCCGGTTGATTTTGAGTTTGTTCTGTGGCATATCTCTCTCGCTTGATCTTTGCAGGATCAGTCGGCTTTGTGGCTTTGGTCGGCTGATCCTGCTTGGTCTTTATTCACGAGATGCTGTGTCTGCTGTAGCATCGCGATCACCTCTGGCACTCCGTCGTCTTTCTTGGTCGTGACCTCGAGCGCCTGTTTATCACCGTATAGATCAGGGCGCAGTTTAGACAAGAGCCACATGAGCGCGCGCGTGTCATCCTTGCGCGTAGCAGCTCCTCGGAGCTCTGCCATAATCGAGCCCTCTGCCATATGTCGCGCGTCCTCGACCTCGGCCCTAAAGTCGTCGTGTTTATTCATCCACTCGTATACAGTCTGGCGCACGAGCTCTGCACCGACTGCGGCTGCCTCGATGCTGTGACCCTCACTGAGCAGGCGTAGAAAGTTGTCGACCTTGGTCGCGTACTTTGGCGCTCTAGGGCCAGTGGTCGCGCGCGCGCTTGTCGCCTTTGTCGCCTTAATAGATGAGGCTTGCTCGCGAGCTGCGAGCCCTTTGAGATCGTCTTTATTGCTCATTTACAATTTCCTTCAAGATCGCCTTTAGTGATCGCCCGGCACTATGCAAAGAGTTTTCATTCAAGCCCCAACGACGCGCGTGCTCGTTGATACTCAGCCCATCAAAGTCAAGATATACCTCAGCGAGAGTGCGCTGTAGGTCTGTGGTACAACGCTTGATCATCTCAGCTTTAATCACTGCGTGATCGATCTCCCAGTCAACATGCACAAAGTCATCAGGCGCAGCGAGGTGCTCGCGCTCGAGCATTGTTGTGACATAATCATAATTCATGCGACGATGGTCGCGGATATGATTGCATGCCCTGCGCATCATGGTTGATGTGATAGCAGCGTCAAAGTCTTTACTCATGTTGATGAGCTTAACGCCTCGGTCAAGCATGTAAACACATGTCTCTGAGTAGACGTCTTGAGCATCGTCAAACGTGAGCCCATAGCGACGCATTACCACTGAGATCAAGAATCGCTGTAAATCTGCCAAGCGCTCACCCATTAAATGTGCGCGCTGTCTTTCGTCGGTCGTGTCCATTCGTTACTCGCTTATGTTAGGGCCATCTATCTCCGCCCCAAGATGCATCGCCCTGGTTGCTGATCGGGCTCCTGCCCTCTGGCTTTGGCCCTATAAACTCCCAAGTGTCAACGATGATGTCAAGGTCTTGCACCTTGGTGCCGTTGCGCTCGTATTGATTCGTCTTAATCTTGCCGGTGATGGCGAGGAGCGAGCCGACTTGCACATGCTCGAGGATACTTTGCCCTGTCTTGCCAAACGCGACGCAGTTAAACCACATCGTGCTTTTCTCGCCACCTTTAAGACGCTGATTTACTGCGAGCGAAAACGAGGCGATGTCTTTTGTACTGCCTCTCGCCTCTGGTGTCTTTCCGACGTTGCCAATGAGCCAAACTCGATTCATAGTGATCTCCATTCGTGAAAGCGAACGAGGCGAGCGCACCGCATCACTAGTGCGCTCGCCTCCCTCATGACCGCCCTTATTAACACGAGAGGATCGTAAATGATACACGAAAGAATTGCAACGCAGTCTGGCTCGGTGCAGCTCATCGACGTAATGGGCTCGCCCTTGTCGGTGGTGAACAGCGCTCGAGTCTCGATGGGAAAGCAGGCTGATGAGATGAGCGAGGCAGATTGGAGGCTGATCGATTATCTATGGTCGCACGAGCACACCTCACCCTTTCGGCATGTGCAGTTTCAATTCCATGTGCGCGCCCCAGTGTTCGTTTTGCGTCAATGGATGAAGCACCAAGTAGGGTGCGCTTGGAATGAGATCTCAGGCAGGTATGTGCAGTTTGATCATGAGGCTTGGAGCCCGGACGCATGGAGAGCCCAAGCTGATCAGGTCAAGCAGGGCAGTGCCGGGCCGATGGCTGAGGATGATGCGCTGCGAGCCCAGATGATCTACGACCGAGCAATCGAGGCGAGCTTTCGAGCATATGAGGAGCTCTTGAGCGCTGGTGTCTGTAAAGAGCAGGCGCGCGCTTGTCTGCCTCTGTCGCTTATGAGCGAGTGCTTTTGGTCGTGTAGCCTGCACGCGCTGATTCATTTTCTCAAGCTGAGGCTCGACCATCACGCGCAGGTTGAGATCAGGGCTTATGCGAGAGCTGTGCTCGACTCGGTGCTCACTGTAGAGGGTATGCCCAGACTGTTGAGCATCGCGCTGTCTACTTAGCTGCCTTTCTTAAGAGATCGCATCAGTCGCTCATAATCGAGGCGATCTGCTCTCTCTTCTGCGCTCTCGTTTGCGCGCTCGTGTCGCAAGCGTGCATTAATCTTCTCAGCGTTGCGTCTGTACCATGCGCGCCTCGTTGATCTCTTCTCTGCTTTGGTCTTGGGCTTTGGTGGGCTGTATATGTCTTTTGTATACCTGTGGATCGTGACATGTGTGACTTTATGACCCTCGTTGAGCATCTGATGCTCGATGGCGCGCACCGTCAGACCTTGTGCTCTTAACTCTCGAGCGCGCTCGATGATCTCTGGGCTTGTCTTTGTATTGTCAGGCATCATCGCCACCCATTACCAGAGGAGCTCGCGCGACGATCAGGGCCGATCATGCGCACCGGCTTGCCGAACATCTGAGCGAGTCGGCTCTCTGCTGCTGTGTTGCGCTCGCATAGATCATCGAGGATCTGTTTAGGCACGAGATTGCTCGTCATGACTATGCTCAGTTTCTTAGCGGCCCAACGATCATACATCGCTGAGATCATCTCGAGCACTTGAGCCTTGTACCAGCTTGTCCAATTCCCACCACCTCCCATGCCTCCAAGCTCATCGAGGCAGAGCAGGTCGACGCGCTCGAGCATCTCATGAAAGTCGATGCGTCTCTCTCTGTTAAAGCTCGCCCTGAGGTCGAGCATGTATCCCTCGTGAGTAAGGAAGAGTGCGCGCTTGCCATTAAAGCAGGCGTGTTTGCCGAGCACATGTAGCATGTAGCTCTTACCGTTGCCCGGCTTGCCGTACATCATCACGCAAGGGCGATCGATGGGATCAGTGCGCCCATGTAACCAGTCGAGCACAGCACCGACGCGCTCTGCCTGCTCTGGTGTATCCCACTCGTAATCGCGCAAGAGATGCTTATGCGCGACGAAAGGCAAGCGAGCGCGCTCGAGATGCTTGAGCTTTTGTCGAAGAGGGTGACAAGTCGGGCATCGTTTGGCGATGCGCGCTTGACCGGGCTCGCCTTCAACGCTGATCCATCCCTGTTCGCACTCGTCGCAGTACGGCAGAGGCGTCGTCGTGAGCACACCTGAGCTGCTTACCCACTCGCTCGCAGGAAAGTTTTCTGCATTGATCTCTCTATAATTTACCATCCGTTCGTCGCTTTCGTCGTGTAATCGGCCCCGGTCGCCCAGGCTCGATCGATCTCTTTCATTCGTTGCTGTTGCTCGACCGTCACGGTGTAGACGTTGCTCGGCTTAGGAGGAGCTGCCGGTGTCGAGATGCTTGGCAGGTGCCCCGAGGCTTGGAGCGTCACCCAATCGATCGCGCTTTGAGGAGCGATGAGCTCCTTAGTCATCTTATTAAACAGCTCGTCACCGATCAAGAGCGCGTCGCGCACATCGTATCGCTTATGGTGCTTGACCTGTCGGTGCACCTCTTGTCGATAGGCGAGCCGATCATCAATGCGCGAGACATACCAGAGACCGTCGCGCAGCTCCTCGGTGATTGGCTCAGGCTCGTGCTTTGACCAAGCGTCGTCCCAAGCTTTCTCGAGCACCTTCTCGGTCGGCTCTTGATCTGAGCAAATTAGTTTTGAGTGTGGGTAGGTATGAGGCTGATCGTTTGGCACATGCTGCTTGCATCGATCACACCAAACACTCCCCCTCTCAAACTCCCAATAGACCTCGCTCGACTCCTCGCGCGCCTCTGGCTCTTGCTCTGCCTCTATTGGGTTATATTGAGTATTATTGGAGTATATTGATATGTACGACAGATTTGGTGAGTCGCTGGCCAATTCTGTCGTAGTGCTGACCAATTCTGTCGTATCAGCTACGACACTTTTGGTGAGTGCCAGATCTGTCGTATCAGGCTTGACCAAATCTGTCGTATCAGCGCTGACCAATTCTGTCGTATCAGGTGTGTCATTCTTGGGTTCTGCCAATTCTGTCGTATCAGCTTTGACCAATTCTGTCGTATCGGTAGACCATGATGTGCTCGACACTTTAGGCGATGCACTTACCAAATCTGTCGTATCATCATTGACCAATTCTGTCGTATCGTGAGCGCGCTTCAAGACCTCTCTTACCTTGTCTTGATTAAGAATCGTGAATGACTTGTGATGCAGACCTGGGCCTCTGACCTCAGCGTGACGAAACAGCCACCCAGACTCAACAAGGGTCTTGAGATGGCGCTGCACTCCTCTCGAGCTCTGGTTGGTAGCGAGGGCCAATTGGTCAGCGCTGATATGACCGCTCCAAGCTTTCCAATCCATAAGGACATGAGCGCAGATCAGGAGAGTGTATTTTGATGATGAGTTAATGCTGTCATCTAAGCCGATGGCTTTAAAGATTTGAGCGTTTGTCAGGTGACTCATGCGAGCTCCTTAGTGCTAGGGTGTGCCTACCTTGTACAGATGAATTGTCCTCTCGTCAACACTCAGTTACTTTTCTTGTAAAGTCCACTTGACATCAAATAACAAGTCAGTTATCACCAAGTGTGTCATCAATCAAAAGGAGGTCGAGCCATGACCCTCAAGTCTCAGCTTCAAGCTGATCTCAAGTTCAACAGATACACTCTTTCTGACCTAGCTAAGGAAGCAGGTCACACAAAGAATCACGTCTACGCCATCCTTAACGGAAAGACAGAGCCCACACTCAAAGCAGCAATCTGTTTGAGCTATGCTGCCAACCGACTCACAGACAAGATCTATACGCCAGATATGTTCTTCACCATCGCACAGGAGCTCGACAAATGATCGACGTTTTACTCATCCTCTTTGCCTTTGTATTCTTACTCGCACTCTGTGGTCTCATCGGTCTCGCGACTGAGCGCCTCACTCGAGCACCTGAGCCAGAGCGCAAGCCTGATCCCTTCACAAGCCGACACCTCAAGCGTGACGAGATCGCGCACCTCGTGCACCAAATCGCGATCCTCGATGCGATTCACCCGATCGGCCCTGCCAACTATCACGACTCGACACAAAACGATGTCGAGCAGTTTGTCAGCGATCGCCTCGGTCGTCGATTCACTATGTCAACTAAAGACTGGTTTCACATCGTGCGTGCTTGGCATGTCACACGAGGCCAAACAATTCACGATCGCTGCGAGCGCTTAAAGCTACGCCTCGCCCTCAACATCTAAACAACCCTAACGAATGGAGCAAGACACATGAGCATCTATACACCAAAGACCCTCGACCAAGCCAAAGAGATCGCATCTCTTATCAGTGACAACCCTCGCGACTGCCTGCGCCTGCACGCTGCCTTTGGCGCTCACTTTGCCGGTGATATGGCAGTAACTCAGAACAACGCATACATGCTCAAAGGCAAGCCAAGCTTGAACGCTGATGCGATGTCAGGCGTCGTGCGTCGCTCGGGTCTCTGTCGTTATATGGTGATCACGAGCTGGGATGATACGCACTGCACATATGAGTGTGCGCGCACCGATGAGCCCGAGGCGATCAAGCATGTGTTCACCTACACGATGCAGATGGCAAAGGCGCAGGGCTTGACCCGCAATCGCAACTGGCAACAGATGCCTCAACAGATGCTCAGAGCGCGAGCGCTCACGCTCATGCTGCGCGCTGTGTATCCCGACGCGACCTCTGGCATGTACAGCCCAGACGAGATCGCAGACAATATGAGCATGAATGATGATGAGCGCGCGCAGATCAGTGCCGACTCACTAGGTGAGGAGCTCCGCGCACCGACCAGGCAACCAAGCTCAGCACCGAGGCCGAGCGCGCCACCTCAACAGCACAAAGCCATCGAGCACAGCGCGCCACCGGTCGAGGATGCACAGGCGCAAGAGTATCAGCAAGCAGCTCGCGAGCTGTATGAGATCTCGCAGATCGGTGATCTTGATGAGGAGACAGGCGAGATCAGCGAGCACGAGTGGGAGAATCAAGACGATGTGCAACAGATCATAAAGCGAGGGCAGAGCGTCAAAACTAAAGACGATCTCGAAGTGTTTGTCTGTGGCCTCTGGGCGCTCGCCAATAAACCAAACAACGCAACGCCAGACGCGATCGACGCGCTACATAAGCGAGCAATCTCGCTCGGCATTTCAGATGCTCGACTAGGCATCTTCTAAGCAACCTCAAATCGTGGTGGGGCATACGACATCACCCCGAACGAATGGAGACAGCTATGAGCTTTCAAGCTTTAAAAGATAAGAATCCCACATCGACGCTCAAGCGCTTTATGCGCGAGGTCGCTCCGATGCAATTCGTGCGCGAGATCTATGTGAACGCAGTCGAGGCAGGCGCGACGACTATGCGCGTTTATTTCGATCCTCAGTATGAGAGGCTCGGCACCAAGAAACTATGCTTTGCAGACGATGGCAAGGGCATGACAGCACGAGAGATGTATGAGTATCTCGCTCAGTACAACAGCAGCTCCAAGACGACCGAGGGCAGCTACCACGATAATTTTGGCATCGGTGTAAAAGCGACGACGTTACTCGCGAACCCTTATGGCGTTGTGTTCCTGAGTTGGTCATCTGAGAACCCGGAGGGTGCTATGATCTGGTTCACTTACGACGAGGCAGGCGATCGAGTCGGGCTCAGGCCGATCGAATACATCGAGATCGATGAGGATAACGAAGAGTACACCGATACGCTCTGCACGCATATGAGTGATGGCACTCGTGCAAATGTCGTCGCGCTCGATGATCTGCGCCTTGCTTATCCCGATGGCTTTGAGGGTATCAAATGGTGGGAGTGTAAAGAG